AAGTGTTTACTGTTGCCAACCCTAATATTGAAAACTTAATGTTATTAAGTTTAATAATAATTATTTCTGGTTTGTGTGATGATTTAAAAATTAATGGATACTTTCCGTATTCAACAGTTTTAATACCAACACTTAACCCTAATTTGTTTAGGTCTGGTGTATGGTATTTTTTAGAGTTTCCAATAGATAAATCAACAAAAGATTTATTTATATACTTTTCAAATGCTAGTTCACCACCAACACCAGTTCTCCAGCGTTTAGATTCGTTGAATGGGTCTATAATGTGATGAGTCTCTTTCTTCTTTTTTTCTATAACATTATCTACAAATGTTTCCAACTTACCAACATTGTCTAATACTATAATATTATTTACATGTATTAATCTATCAACCGAATATGAGTATAATAACTTATCTAATTTTGTCATTTATTATTCTTACTAAGTTCTAATTGACCTAACACAATAATTTTAGTTTCAACGCTAATATTTTTACTAAGTTCAACGTATTCTTTATCTAACATCAAATTAATAACTTTATACTTTAATTCATTATCGGAATCGATAAATAATGAAATTATTGCATCAGTTAAGTTGGTATTGTTATTCTTATGTTTTAGTGTTAATTCAAATCTAGATAATTCCAATTCATCTAAATTATATCTATCAATATAATCAATAACTTCTTGTTTTATAACATCGTCTAAGTTAAATTTCAATCTTTTATAAAATTCTTTCTCTTTTTCTTTATCCATTAATCTATTTATTTTTCTAATTTATATTTTGAGTAACGAATTTTATCACCAAATTTATTCACACCTTCTACAATTTCAGATGAAATATCATGACCATCTTGTTTTAAAGAATGAATAGTTGCGGCCAACCTAGTATTACCTAACTCATTGATTGCATACCATGGTGAAATTGTTCTACCATTTTGCATTGCATCTAATACTCTTTGTTTGTGGGTTGTCTTTGTCATTATTTGTTTTTTTTATTAATAATATCACAAATATACAAATAAAAAACGGGAAATGCAAATGCAATCCCGTTTAATTATAGTTAACTCTTTATGTTTAGTTTATATTACGCTTTAGTACCACATGATGGGCAAAACTTAAAATTTGGTTTTTGTTTACTACCACAGTTAGTGCAATATCTCTTTACCTTGATATCACCAACTGTGCTAACCTTTTGAGATACAGGTTTCATCTTATATTCAATACTATGAAATGGTGTGTATTCCCAGTTTATATAAACTGTTGTAAGTGTTTGTTTAGATTCGGAACCTTGTTCAACTCTTCCAGTCTCTATATTTTTCTTAGATTTAAGAACCTTTTTACGTCTTAACATACTTCTAGGTTCTATATTCCTTTCAAGGTTTTGGTCCATGAAAGTCATTGTAGGTATGTTATCAGCTGAATAGTTGCTAACAGAACATGTTGTTGTGTTGTTAATATTAGTTACACCAAAGCAGTTGCTTTTGTAAGTTCCACCCCACCAATCATTACTAGGGGTGACTATTGGGTTGTAATTAACAGGTACACTCTCTTTATAGAAATCAACTTTAAAATCACCGTTATCTTCTATAGCTTTTCTATTCGTAGAGCTGTTTGTAACCTCGTAGGTGTCGAATTTGAACTTCTTGGCTACATCGATATACCTATCAAGAAAAACTCTCTGAGCGGGCTTTAAAACAACTCCACCTTGTGCAATAGAGTTTCCATTAAGGGAAATCTTTGCCATGATGGTATCTTTAGTTGGATTGTGTAGTTCTATTTGGAATTCTTGCCCTTTTTGTAGATAGTAAGTTGGGACTTCTGATGTCTTACCATATAATTTAATCCTACTGTTATTGATGGCTATGTTAGCCGTGGGTGTAGGAATCCCTTCGTTTGTAGTTTTGTACATTTTTTAACTTTTTAATATTGTTATTATCGTACCAATCTTCTCACTTCCCAAGGAAAGTTCAAAAGCCAAATAAATGACTCAAGACTAATACTAGAGTTAACTTCTACAACTATAATAAAAAACCCAAAAAAGTCAAGCAATTTTGGGTTTAATTCTAATTTATTTTTTTGCAACAGTCACAGTTACAAGTTGGGCTTGATGGTGGCCAGCATTTACATTCTTCACACATAATATATATTTTAGTTATTGTTATTTTATTGTGATATTCTCAATTCACTCTGACTTACAATGTCAAATGAAAGAGTATCTTTTATTGTTGTTATTTCATTATTCGATGATACCTTGATATCTAAGTAGTAGGTGTTTGGAATAAGGCTTTCAGTATCAAGTAAGAAATAGTTATGATTGAATGACCTTTCAACATCTTGGAAATCAATAACCGTATATTCGTTTCTACCTTCCTTAACGTAAAGTCTGTATTGTAATCCATCAATCAAAGCTGTTTGATTAGTTGTGTATGGAATCCTAGCAGTTACTTGTACACGTCTAATATCACCTCTCTTAATTCTCTCATCTCTTCTAATACCAGACACATTGAATCCGTACTTCTGAGGCATTGTATCGTTGTTTCCTATGTTGTAGTACTTGTTACTGTCAACTAACGCAAAGTCCATCTCTATATCTGGTCTAGCAACACCACCAATGGTAATTCCACCCCATATATCATTAAACAAGTAACAATCGGTATAAGTACTTGTGGTTGGTACAATTACTTCAACGCAGTAAACACCCTTTGTGACGTGAGTTACGTCATTAGATGTAATACTAGAGAATACGGCACCATTATTATCAATGATTTGTACACTTGGATTAACATCTAAGTTAGTTGGTTCTCCACCAGCATTAACATATAAATAAAGTTTGTTTGGTTTATCTAAATAAAAGTTTGCTCTGTCGTCAGTTATATGACAATCATAAACTGTCTCAACATGTGGTTCATAGAATGTTTGAGTGTGTCTAGTAAAAAATCCAACGTATTGATATGAACCAGTCTCGGTTAATTCTAAACTTCTAGTAAATGCAAGACCTAACCCGTGGTTTGTGCCACCAGTAAGGTATCCATTAACGATATCAGAAATATCTAATTCGATATTCTCATTACCTTGCTCAAAGTGAATTGTTTTAGTTTTGGCGGTAGTTGACCCAGTGTAGGTTCCGTTACCACCAGACCAAGAAATGTTTGTCTGTGCTTCAACCCAGTTGGATGGGCAAATAGATGTTGATGTTGCATCACCACCAATGAATATAGAGCAAGCATCGTAGTCGTAACCTACACCCTCATCCCAAGTTTGTCCTATTGGGAATAATATAAGGTCGAATGAACATGCTCTATCTTTACCATCACAAGTGGTCTTACCCATTAATTCCTTATCGAATGAACCAGTGTTGGTTAATCTTAGTGTGTGTTTAAGTTTACTTAAATCTGTATATGTTCCACCAGTGTGTAATTCTTTTAGATTTGTTTCATCGAAGTAAAATAAGAATCTACTGTATTTGTTCTCAGCATCTCTACCGCCATAGAATAATTCAGCTACAGGGTTTCTACCCGTATTAGTGACGTTGTTGTATATAATAGTATTATTTCTATCAAAAAATGTTCTTTTTACCATGTTTCCTTTTAATATAAATACTTGGAAACCTTAATTAATACGTATGTTTTTAGATAATATTTGTTCTAAATCATACTCATTCATGTCTTGCATAACTTTAGCTGTTGCGGATGAACCCTCACTATGTGGTGATATACCTGGGTATTTATGGGTGTGATTACTAATTGCATTCTTAACCAATTTAAGGAATTCAACTAACTTGTCACCGAATACCAATGGATGAGCCTCAGCTAATATTTTCTGCATTTCCTCATCACTAATTAAATTGTCTTGGTTGGTTAAGTTAAATCTTGGGTTACCTTCTTTGTGTGTAAGTAGATTAATTTTGTTAGCAACAACATTGGTTACAGTACCAAACTCTTTTGGGTCATTATCAGATTCTGATACATTGGTTTGTGCATTATATTTTATTTGGATATAACCTTGCGTTCTACTATTAAATTTAAATGGGTTTTTAAGTCTATTATCAAACTCATCATTACTTCTAGTATTATTAGCTAAGTCATCTGGATATACGAATTTACCAGCCCTTAACAATAATTCATCATCCTTAAGAATTACATCAACATTCTTTCTACCTTGGATTGCAATATCTTCTTTATTTGGGTAACCACCCCTAATCTTTTTCCTGTTAACGACAGCTGGTCCTAAGTCTTGTTTTCCAAATGTAAATGCATTCCAAGCCTCTAAATCGAAGTCAGCCTTATCTAAATTCTGTGGTTGTGGTATTACAGGCCCAAGATACATCCTATCAACCTTATTGTTACCATTTGTAAATGTGAAAATTAAAACACCATCTTTAAGTTTTGGTACAACGTTGATGTGTTTAGGTAACATAGGAAATGCGTAGAATACCTCAGAATCAGTATCTGCATTATCAACACCTAAAACCCTAACCTTTATTCTACCAGCATCGTTAGGGTCGTCAATAGATACAACCTTTCCTCTACGGATAAATGTCACATCAGTAATTCCTTGGTAAGCATTCTTACCTTCTCTTGAATATTTACCGTTAAAATACATTATACATCACCTTTTAATCTTTTTAATATTATTTCATTAGCCTCATTAAAATCAGATTCTACCTCTTCTAATCTAGACCATTCTTTTTTCATTTTAATCTTTATAGCATCTATCGCATCATAATCTTTAACCATTGATAATTTAAGCGATTCATGCTCTGCTTGTAACTGCTTTATTTCAAGTAGTATTTCATTGTTTGTTTTATCTTCGTATTTACTCATATATTATCTAATTATCCCATTACATGCTTTATAGTTATTTGTATATCCTTGAGATACAACAGGGGCACCGAAATTACCAGCACCAACAGCGGATAATGGAATGCCAGGTGGTACTACAACATTAACCACTGATTCATTTTGAATAGCATACACAACCTCTTCACAAATAATAGAGATTAAACCTTCCATTATATTTTCTCCATCACCCCATATATCACCAACAGGGGCACCAGCTTCTGATTGTCTAGAGATAACCCTAGATGAAATTTCCTTAGAACTCAATCCAGTTCTCATACCCCCACCCAACATAATTAATGGTGGTGGTAATGCAGTTACTGGTTGTTGTGGTATTGTAAATGCCGCTTGAACCACTTGTATTATACTTCCTATTGAACCAATATCTATCCCTTCTGACGGTCCAGCTTTTTGTGTTGATTGTGCCATTATAAACCTTTTATTAATCTTAAAACCTGTGCGGGAACACCAACTAAACTAAGTATCTGTGCTAATTGATTTTTAGCTTTCTCCGTTGATATCTCTATGATAGTTTGTGATACTAGACTAGAGATTTGCTTTAAAACAGTATTTAATAAAACACTAATAATAGCATTTCTCACAGCTTTAGTAACATCCTTCATTAGGTTTTTATTTTGTCTCATAAAATCAGCAGCATCTTCATATTGTTCATTGATACCATAAACAATTTTATAATTGATAAGGAATATACTAATAATTTTTGGTGATAGTATAAATCCTACGATTGCCGTAATAATATTTTGGATTAAATTCTCAATGAAATTTAATTCTAGAGCATAAGAATCTTTTTTATTATCAGCATTACCAGCAACATCACCACCTCTTGTTGTTATAGCATTGCCGAATGCATCCTTTTTTGCTTGCCCACTTGTCACACTACTTAATTCTGCATTAACAAAATCTAACGTTGATGGGTTGATAGATACTGGGGTTGGTTTACAAGATTCTATTATTCTAATACCCTTACTTCTCCACCTAGCAGCATCTTCTTGTGCGGCCACTTCCTCATTTGTGAATGTGAAGAAGCTATCATCAACTACATCATCATCATCAGCATTGATAATGTTCTTAATAATACTATTAATTTGTTCTTCCTTTTGTAATTGACTAGTTGTCTTGTTTAACCTAATTGATAATGAACCAAATAAATCATCTAGTATTTTATTCAATAGGTTTGCAGAATCAAATAAATCGATAGAATCGATATAATCATTATTTAAATCTGTTAATGTTTTATTGTTGTAAGAGGTGTTTGCATTAAACGTAAGTGTATTGTTTGGTGTTGGTGATACGTTAACCGAATCAAATCTAACGTCTAGTATGTTATTCCATGATTCAACAGTACCATCATTTTGAATAGTACCATATACAAATGTATTATAATCATTACTTGATGTTAATGGTGATACTTGTGTGTCTGTATATATTAAATTGCCTTCCGAAGTTATAGGGTCTGTTTTGAACATATCAAAGAAGTCCACCTTACTAGTTTTTATTGTAATGCCACTACCACCATCTTTAATATAAGTTGGTATTGATGGGTCAACCCCACAATTAACTAACTCCTTAAGTGATAATTTCATTGCAATCTTAATTGCAACTTCCATATCGTCTAACTTGTATACTAGTGTGTCAACAATTATTTCACGTAATTGTTCTAGACCAACTAATGATTTAAGTAAATCAACAAGAAATGCGACACCATCACCATCGTTGTTAATTGACGGGAATGATGGGTTCGTAACCAATTTTGGTAATCCTTCAGCAACTGTTCTAGCAGCACCAATCTTACCAAATATTTGGGCTTTTTGGTCTATTATTGCCATGTGTTTTAAGCGTTAGTATCATTGTTAGTGTTTTGGTTATCCCCACCGTTCTTTATGATGTCTCTAATAGTCTTAAATTCACTTAATTGAGCCTTACCTTCGTATCTTTCTTCCACGGCTTTCTCTTCGTTTCCACCATGTTTTAAAATATCACTTTGTAATTTAGCGATATCTAATTTAATTTTGATACTAGAGTCTTTTACCTTCTGAGCATCGATTTTAGTCTTAGCTATTTTTGTTGCATCTTCCACGTCTTCTGGGGTTGTCGAAGATTGCAACTCATTAATTGTCCTGTTAGCGTCATTAATTTGTCCACAGGCATCATTATATACCTCTTGCATTAAACCCTCTAATGCGGTTGTATTATTAACTTTAATTTGTTGTTTTTTCTTTCTTGGCATGTTGTTGTTTTATTATAAATATCACGCTTATGGGTTTTCATCAAAACCATTCTCTAAACCATCGGCCTTTAAGAACTCGTACATGGTTTTATACCTTTTCATAGCAACTCTAATATCCTTAGTTGATAGTTTAGTGTAGTTACGCATAGTTTCAAGAACTTGGTTCTTGTTGTATTTTGCACCACCCTTCATATCATCGAATACGGTTTCCCATTTTTCCAATATTTCAATCAAACACCTACCAACCTTTATTTCATTTTCGGTTAGTTTCTTTTTGTCTGGATAATCTTGAATAATTTCATTCTCAATTTCGATAATAATCTTGTTGATGAAATCATTTAAGATAAGTTTATCACTATCTATACGATAGCTTAGATTTTCATTCGATTCCAGAGAATCGTAATTATCTTCAAAAGAAGCGAACTGTTTAAGTACCCTATCATCCTTTTGAAGCATTCCTATCAAATAATTCTTACAAATTGTACCATAGTACGAGTAAGCTTTCTTTCCCTGTTTGGCCTCAAATTTATCAGCCTTGGTTATTAGAAACGATATTGTATCTGCATGTACTTCCTCGAATGTAACAGATTTCCTATAAAGCTTATAGGTTCTGATAATTGACTCAACCATCTTTTCAATGGGGTGTCTAAGGAATTTATTGTAGATTTGGTTTCTCTCTATTATGTCATCTGATTCTAAGAATCTAACTACTGCTTCTTCTTGTTCTGGACCGAAATACAAACCTTTTTTCCTTTTGCGACCCCTTTTCTTTGGGGTCGCATCGGATTTGTTTTCAGTTTTTCCCATTTATCTAGTTTCTTCTTTTTCGTAAGCTACTGCTCTATCGTTGTCAAAGTAGTATTCTTTCTTAGCTTGAGATAACCACCACTTAGCCTCTGTTGGGTCAAGTTCGGTTCTGTATCCATGAAATAAAGAACCTTCTCTTTGGTTAAGGTGTTTGTAGCCGAATTTAGGGATAACAAATACTCTACTATCTTTGAATGTCATTCTTAATAAAAATTCATATACAAAAGTAAGTTTAATACTTGGTTTAAGTCCACCAAACTCTTCGAATAAAGATTTCTTCATTACAACACCATCAATGTTAAAGTTTTGGTATGCTAATAAAGCACCGTTATCTAAAACACCCATTTCGTCTGAGAAACTTTGTGCCCAAACAGCTTCGTTGGTAAGACCAATGAATTGTTGTTTAGTATCAACATCAACGATAATAGGCATGAAGATATCAACATCTTCATACGCATTCTTATACTCAACAACATTCTTAAACCAAATCTTAGAATATTCATCATCTAATTCAAGAATAGAAATCCATTCAGTTTTTGCTGCCTCAACACCGAAGTTAATTTGAGATGCGAAGTCTATTTCGCCATCATTCTCAACTACCACTACGATATCTTTTAGTTTTCCATAATCAAAAGAAGATAATTCTTTTGACACATCACTACCCTTAGGTACGACAACTAGGACTGAATCTGGTGTTACAATTTGTTCCTCAACACTTTTGATAGCGTTAGAGAATAATGGTCTTGTAGAATCATCCAATTCATGTACTGGTAATATTACTGTAATTTGTGTTTGCTCTTTCATTTTTTATGCGTTTGTTTCTGCGTTAGTTTTTTGTGTGATAACTGATTCGAACTCAGCTTTTCTATTACTTACAAGAGTACCGTAAACCTTTTCGATTTCAGTTCTTTGTTTTTCCATTGTGTAGTTTCCTGTTGTAGCTTCCATACCATTGATAATATCTTGTGGTATTGAGTCTTCAAACCAAACTTTCATGAACGTACCAATTAATTCTGGTATATTGATTGTTGTGTTAGTCCAAACACCATTGTTTAATAATAATGTTTCACCATTCTCAACTGTATGCTCCATCCATTCTGGAACCATGTTAGGTATTTTTCCGATTACTGGTGTTCCAGATTGCATTGCTTCTAATGGGAATGTTCCAAAACCAGCTGGGTCATCAACCCACACAGCTAAACAAGACTTACCTAATTCCTCAGCAAATTGGTCTTTTGGCATACCTCTAAGTTCTTTGAAGGTAACAAATTTATAGATTGGGTATTGTAAGTAGAATGCATTAGCAATCTTCTTAGCATCACCGTGATTTCTAGTAACAATTGATACTACTGGAATCTTAGGTTTATCACTTGGCTTAAACTCGTCAGAAATTCCAACAGGGATAATGTGAGTGTTAATACCATTGAAAAGACTAGTAATATAATCAGCTTGTTTTTGTGATGTTGTAATAACATCATAGAATCCGAAGTCAGTATGCCATTTCTTACCAATTGGTAATAATTCTAGTAAGTAGTCATAACTTTGAGAGAATACAACCTTCTTGCAAGGGAATTTCTTAACTTGGTCCATAATATTAGCAAATATTTCTGGTATGATAATGAAATCAGATGGTGTAACATTAAGTTGTTGACCTTCAATTGAAATGTGTGGTAATTCTGCATATTCTTTACCTAACCAATCATCAATACCCATACTTTGTTCATCACCATGTAATTTATAGTCATTTTTCTCATGCATAATGTATGCCTTATAACCTAAGTCATTTAATACTTTTACATGTTCATAAATGTTAGCAACACCAGCAACTGGGTTGCCCATGGTGTCAAGTGTAAAGAAGTAAAACGCAAAGTCTTTATTGTCTAATTGATTCAATAATAAAGCAACTTGCTCTTCTTGTGTTTTTTCTGGTAGGTTTGTTTGTTCTGCCATTTTAGTTTGTTTTAATTTTTAATATTATTATTATTATTATTCGACTTCTTTTATGATACCATAACTTAGTAATGTATTGAAGGCCATCTTGAATGACACTGGAGTCTTGCTCATCGCATTTTCAAATCCTAGTGAATCGTCAAGTTCTTCTTGGAATGTGAATATAATTTCTAAACACATTCTAATTACATCGTATTTTGGACCATCTATCTCTGGTCCTTTATCGTATTCTCTACTTATTACGGTAGTTCCTATTGGTTTGCATTCTTCATCATAGTTAGTTTTAGTTTCCGTCTCAACACCTTTTTCATCTTTCGATGTTATTAATAGTTTTCCAAACGTATCTAAATCTATTGTGAATATACTACCACCTATATCAATTAAATCCTCCATATTATAATTCCTCAAAATCTGCTGTTTTAGTTCCAAAAATCTTATCTCTTAATTCTTGGTTATTCATAAATTCAAATAAATCATCAATTTCGAAATCAGCCTTAACATCTTTATTGTAAGATGTATTAACTTTAACTGATATTTTACCAGATGGTTTAACTTCTAACGCTGTTGGACATGCAGTAACCAAAACATCAAGACCTTCCCATTTATCAGCATATGTAGTAACAAATCTAATGTTAGATGCTTTGCAAAGTGTTTTAGATAGAAAGAAGAATGTAGATGGGATGCTCATAGCTGCTTCTCTACTAACTAATTCAAATTCGTGTTCTTCTTCATCCCTCATCTCCATTAAAAAGTTATTGAAGTGAGTCATGATATTACTATGAGTCTGGTCAGCATGACCAAAAATCTCTAGTGCTGCTTCCATATAAAGAAACTTTTTCATGTCCATCTCATCTTCAAAATTAACTAACTCATGAGTCATAAGGTTAAAATCGGTTATTGGATGTTCTTTAAGGTCGAAGCTAATTGCTTTACCTTCTTCGTCTATACCAGTATCTCTATACTTTTCGTATGTATAAGCAAACTGACTTATGTAGTCCCTAAGGACATCATTTAATGTGATTCCTACTTTCATGTACTAAAAATATAATAAAATTGTTATAAGTAAACCTTACCATTTGAAATTCTTATTAAACCATAGGTTTATTTTTCTAATAAACTTAGTAGTTTTCTTTTTCTTGTAAGATTTAGGTGGTGTAGGGTTAGCCCCTTCCCTTATTACTCTTGACTTTGGTGGGTTTGGTTTTTCTGGAATAATATTAGGTTTGTAATTTTCAAGTATAAGCGAAATCAATGGGTTTCTGACAATTTCAGATTCATCAAATTCAATAGTTCCTATTGGTTCTAACTTACCGTGTTTATCAATCGCATCATAAAGACCGCTCTTTCTAAAGTCGGTGTATCTATCCGATTGGTCAAGGTCACCAGATATTATGAACTTAGTACTGTGTCCAATTCTAGTTAAAAGCGTTTTCATTTGATTTGGTGACATATTCTGTGCCTCTTCCATAACAAGTATGGTATTATCGATAGTCTTACCTCTAATGAAACCTAAACCACCAACAACTATAATCCCTTCTTCTTCTAGTTTAACTCGTTTACCAGAGCCAACAACCTTATCAATGATGTCAATTGATGGTGCCACGAATGGGTCAAGCTTCTCACGAAGAGAACCTGGTAAATAACCAACTTTTTCCTCAGCCTCAACAGCTGGGTTTATTATTAATATCTTATTATATTGATTTGACGTGTTTTGAAGTAATTCAATTGCTCTAGCGATTGCCACATAGCTTTTACCAACCCCAGCTGGACCTGTCGCTAATACGATTTCTTTATCGGTTATTAAATTTGCAAATTCCTTTTGTTTATGGTTTTTACATTTAAGTCTGTGTTTCTTTGGTAGAATTGAATTAACTGGTGAAAGTTGTTCTTTTTCGTCTTCTATTTTTATTCTTTTTCCCATATTATGTTATCACTATTAATATAATTTTAAATGTTTTGTTATTTTGTCAATATATTCTGAGTTATTGGGTCCAATAGCAAGACAAGTCTTGGTTGGTACACCATTAAATTCAGTTCTTCCAGCATCTGTGATATAGTTAGCTTCTAACCCAGATTCTAATGCTTTCTTATGTAATTCTAATAATTCTTCTTCTGAATGTATTTGAAGACAAATCTTAGTTTGCCCACCCTTTAACCATTCAGTTAAATCAATTTTATTAGCTGCTTCATCCACATAATTTCTAAGTATAAATGCCATCGAAGCGTGAGAACCTTGGGCAATCTCTTTACCACGTCTCATCTTAAGGTCTTTACGGATTAATATTACTTGTTTCATTTTTGGTCTTTCTTTTCTTTATCATCATATCTTTTATCTAACTCTTCATCTCTGTATTGTTCATAGATTGATTCGCCATTTTTAGTTACTTCTGCTTTGAATTTAATCACATGATAACCACCGTATTCAACTATCTTATCGAATCCAGTTATTTTATATTCAAATTCATGTAAATCCTTAGCACCTAAAGTATTGTAAGAAATAAACATAACCTTATCAACATCTAAGAAATCACCCACTCTAGGGTTCTTAATAGCTTTCTTTATTTCACTAAGAAATAATCTACTTCGTCTATTGTATTCATCTGGATATATAGAGATATAAAATTCTAGTAATTTATCAGTTTGTGAGACTGTTCTTATGTTCATCTTCTTAGTGTAATCTTCGATATTGAATTTAACGACACCTTCTCTTTCACAACTAATAACACGTTCTGGTTTCTCATGTGTAGAGTTTGTTGCTTCACCCATACTAATAGTAATTGGGTCGTTGTTAACTAATAATTCTAGTGGATAACTGTCAAACCCATCCATTTTAATCTTGGATAAACTTACCTTCCCTAAATTACTATCGTCAATCTTAGTTTGTTCTGTTATCATGAATCCATCTTCATCATAACCAACAACTTTAGTTTTGTACTTTTTAGATTCCTCAAGGACCTTGTACGTTCTCCAACGTAATTCTTGTACTTGTTGTGTAACTTCCCCTTGTTTAAGGGCATCAGCTAAAGAACCTTGTCGGTGTCTTTGGTTTTGTGTAGTGTGACTGCCTAAATCAATACCACCATCTTGTTTTAACGCAGCATTTTCAACTGAAGATAAGGTCATTGATATTAAACCTATCTTATTCTTAACCCATTTTTTAATATTCATGTAATAAATTTACATATATTTAGTAATAAGTAAATATTAGTTTGCTTTTAATTATCTTCTGGGTCTACTTCGTCTATTAATTATAGGTTTTAATTTTTTTTGTATTGTTGATTTTAATTTTTGAGTTTTAGTGGTTTTAGGTTCTGATTTATCTGTAACTATATTTTTAGTTGGTGTTGTCAATTCTTTTGGGGGTGAAGGTTTATCAATATTTGTTGGTGTATCAATATTATCACCATTAATTATTTCACAAATCTCTATCACACTATTTTTTGACTCATTTAAAAAATTGTATGTGTTTATTGGGCTTTTAACTCTTATATCCGAATTCATAACTGAGATATCACTATCAGTATGTTTAACTAAAGAATGACTTGGTTTAATACATATTATATTTTTATTTGCTAGTCTATTGCTAACTTGTTGCCAAACACCGCTACTTTTAGTAGGGTTTGATATCCATCTAGATGGACGTATTTCCATAATATTGAACTCTATAGCATTCATAGCTATATTGGTGTATATTGCTCCACCATCTACCCATCTATTACCCAAACCCCATCTATTACCTTTAATTTCTTCCTTGCTACATAAATGCAATGACATAACACCTATGTTATTATTATTATTTATAGTGTTAGCCATTAGTGTTATTGTTGTATCTATAAATGAATTACACAACGTAAAATCATCATCTAATTGTATAATATAATCAAATTCAGTTTCTTTTAGTGGGTTAAATAGATTGTTTATTGTTTTCCAATACCCTCTTTTACCGTTGTTTTCTTCGGTATTAATAATTTCAATATTACTTAAAGAGTTTTTTATAGTTTTATATCGTTTGTCTGTAGAACAGTCATTAGAAACTATAATTCTAATATTATGAATAGTAGGTTGTTTTTGTAGTTGTGTAATTAAGGTTAATAGATTATTATACCTATTGTAACTAGATATAAGAACAATAATTTTATTTGACTCCATAATTTTCTAATATTTTACAGATATATTTAGATGACTTACCATCACCATAAGGACATTTAGTATTTACGTTATAATTTTTGATATGTTCATTAAATACAGTTTTAAGTTTTGTTGGGTCGCTAACCATAAAACTAGTTAAGCCAACAGATTCTGGTCTTTCGGTTATTTTCCTACAAACCAATGCCTTTTTATTAAAGAAAGAACACTCTTCTTGTATACCACCACTATCAGTAATAACCATTTTTGTCTTAACTAATAACTTAATTAAATCTTCATGAATTAATGGTTGTATTATTTTTACATTAGTTAAGTGATGTTTTTCTTTTTGAACATTAGGATTTGGGTGTAATGGTAATATAAATTCAAGTTCTTTGTTATCTAAAGCTAAACTATTTATTTCTTTAAACCAAGACCCTATATCATCGTGATTTTCCCTTCTGTGCATCGTAACTAATACCTTATTAGTGTATTCGCAGTCTTTTTTATATGGTAATAAGTTGTCTAATACAGTGTTGCCAACAACGTGACAATCACCACTAACATTTTCATTTAATAAGTTTGATTTACTATTGTCTGTTGGACATAAATTTATTGATGCTATTGACCCGACAATACATCGATTATATTCTTCTGGGTATGGATTTTCAAAATCATATGTTCTTAAACCAGCTTCTAAATGTATAACTTTAATTTTTCTGTGCATTGAGGTTATAGCTAACCCCATAACTGATGTCGTATCTCCTTGAACTAAAACGTATTCTATACCTTCGAAACATTTATCTGGTATACTTAAACAGTTTTTCATAACAGAATCTAATCGGTTACCAGTATAATTAACCATGGTTAAATTAAAATCTGCACCCTCTGGTACAATATCTTTATGTTGACCTGTAAATAATGTTTTAAATTTAATACCTCTTTTAGTCATTTCAATTATAAGTGGTTTAACTTTAATATATTCTGGTCTAGTTCCGTAGGTTAATAAAATCATTTCTTTTTGTATAATAAAAACATTACATTATAATTATGATATGATGTTTTATCTATTAACTCATAACTATCATAGTTCTCGTTAACATACATTTCAACATCTCTATGTTTAATGTGTGTACTACCTTTTAATTTATCAGTATTAGTTGTATATAAACAAATAATATCAGACATACTAAATAAATCATCAATATACCTATAGAAAACAGAATCTTCAACTAAATGATAAATAACATCTAAACTTAATGACATGTCGTAATTAACACTCATAATCTTATTGATATCATACTCGAATTCCTTAGTGGGGTCGTCTTTGTAAATTTCTTTGCAAGAATTAACAGCTGTAATACTAATATCATTACCAATGTATTTCTTATAACCATTAAATAACTTTAGTTGATTACCGTCACCACAACCTAGTTCTACCATACTTTTAATATTATTTTTCTTTATAATATCATTAACATAGTTTGCTTTAAAATTAATAGCATCAATATCATAAGAACCTAACCCAGAATTACCACCATTTTTATATCTACGTTCCCAATATTTTTTTACAAATCCTTCTTCCATATTACTTTTTTATAACTAATAAACCACAAGTTAATTTAGCATATCTATTGTTTGGTATTATTGATACTGAACCATTCAACTCGTTATTAAACCTTTTAATCTTTTTATTAATAAATACTTCAATTTCACCTAATTGTATTCCAGGTATATCAAACGTGCAAATTAAAATACCATTTGGTTTAACTTGTTTTAATAAATTCTCTAATATTGTAACGTGATTGAAGTTAACTTCCTCAACGGTAGATACGTTTAACACAACATCAAATTTTGCTTCAAATTCTTTGTTTTCTTGTGTAATATCCCATATACCAGTATTTGCTATCTTAGATGTATTTATATCCGTATTTGTGACCTTATTGAATTTTTCCTCTAAGATATCTTTAAATGTTATATGACAACCTTGATGACCCCATGAACTATTGTGGATTTTAATATCATTATTAGGTGTATATTTTTCAATCATTTCTAATACCATTGGGTATTCGTAGATTCTAGACCAAGTACTAAATTGCTTGTCATACTTATCGTCTGTTGTTAACTTTCTAAATTCTAAAACTTTCATTACCAAATACAGGTTTTATTTAACGTTGGAGAACCTTTCAAGTATCCTCTAGTTGCTGGTAAGCCTAATTGTCTATCCAACACTGACCCCAAGTCGATATATGTGTTATTTTTATTGTGTTCGTTCAATTGTTGAACTAATATGTTTGCAAATGGTCCAGCAGATATTAAAAAAATAATATCTTCTAATTCAGACTCTGTAATCTCATATTTAAGTTCGTCAATTAAATCTATATTATGTAACCATGCATCAGCTTTAACCTTATAAAACTTCTCAACCTCAAATGGTAAGTTAGTTGTATCAGAAGCCTCATGAGCAATTAGGTATACTCTTCTTTCTTTTAACGCTGGAATCATTTGTTTATTAAATAATTCAAAATTAGAATTAACAAATATATTAGCCCAAGTAAGATTTTCTTCCTTTTGACCAGATGTTATTTTCATGTTTTGATATTTGTCATCACCAACACAACATTTACAAGCAATACCAACATAATAATCATCAGATTGATACGAGAATGATTTGGTTAGTAATTCTTTAGATTTTACATACTCTGGATTTTCAGAATCATATGCAAACTCACCAGCACCTTTATTTAATAAATTCAAACTTACACCATTAATAATCATCATCTCACCATCACCAAATCTAGTTATGGCAAAATTTTCCTTATTCTTTATTCGATTAAGTAATGCGTTAAAATTGCTTTTAAAGTTTTTCATTTTTTTTTAGTTATCTTAAGTATTTTATAAATACCACCAGTACTCCATTGGTCAATCCCACCTTTGTTGTCCTCATGTAATACTTCAAAGTCAAAGAACAATGAAAATTTCTCTACAAAATCATAATGTGTGTAATCATCAATCAATATAATAGAATCAATCGCTAAATGGTCTACCATATGTAAGTATGAGAGATTTCTACCATTACCATTTGGTCCATCCAAAATCATTAAATCATATATACCAGTTAAATCACCATCTTTAATCTCGTAGAAATTGTTCTTCTGTCTACTAGTTAATGGTGTCTTCTTAGTATATAATAATGACTTATCTAGCTTCTTGTTTTTGAACATTTTACTATATGATTCATCAGTACATTCTAATAAGTCCCTAATCAATAATTTTAAGAACTTATACTCACCAACATTTTTGTAAGCATATTGTGGATTATCATCAAATGAGACAATGTTTAGTTTTTTTATTTTCTCTAAAACTATATCCACAAAGAATTCAGTTGATTTACCAGAACCGAATTCTGCAACTCTTAACTCAGTTTTATTATGTTTTTTAATTATTTCAAACAATTGACTGAATTGTTGTTTACTTAAACCCCAACCATCATTTTTATATTTATCAAAGTTCATAACCGTATTTTTTTGCTAATTTATGTAATTCTAAAAATTGGGGACTATCTTTAATTTCTTTTTCAACATCCACCCTTTTTAGTGTTTTTATTTTTTTATTTTTTTTATCATTAACAACTTTATTCATAGGTGTTACTTTATGACCCAAGGTTGTTGATAATAAATCATAGTTTAAATTTTCAAGGTTTAATACCACCTTATTATTTATATTGTGCGTATCTATTAATTTGAACCAACCAATATAATACGATATAGCCCTTTCAATCTGAGATTTACCCTTTAAATCAACATGTTTACCAATAAGTTTAACATATGGTGATGTATTTAAATTAGCATCATTAAAAAGGTCTAATTCCAAAAATGATTTAACCACATCCACAGGGTTTCTAACTATATGTATAAATTTTGTGTTTGGGTTAATTTTATATATTTTTGATATGTGTGGAACTGCTAACCAACTACTATCACCTTTATAATGTGTCCGTTTAATAGTATTTTGTAATTCCTTAAAATTAGTTGTAATACCATATATTGATTCATGACCGCAAGGTATGCCATTTTGTGTTAATAATTTTGATATAAAACCAGTACCACTTCTACCTACACCTATAACTATAAATTCCATCTAATTTACTGTTTTCCAACCTTTAGATATCATATCTACAACTAACTCATTTCTAATGTTAGTGTGATTTTTGTTAGTTAAATAATGTGCATTTTCATCAGACCCCCAATCAACACCATCTGATGATGCTAATACCCTATCATTAGACCATAAATTTGATTGGTCCTCTGTATGTGGTGGGACAAATGTTTTAACGCCATGTTTTTGTGCGATAAATGAGAAGAAAATATCTTCACCATTATCCCAACTAGGTATTGGTTCTGTCCACATAAACTTTGCATGCTCTTGTTTAAAAAACCAAGCATGTCCAACTAAATCAACTTCAGTAATTGTATTATGTTTTAAACCATTCCAACCAACTTTTCTGTGTGGTGTATATGTTTTACCGTTTGTTAGTATGCCACTACCACCATAAATACCTTCTTGTTTATCCATAGATTCTAAACAATTTTTAAACCAATCTTTAGCTGGTAATATATCATCATCAAATATTGCAACATATTTTGTCCTACAAAGTAATGGTATAGTAAATCTACCGAAAAATTTAGTGTTATAATTACACTGATATGTCTTAATTTTTGGGTCTTTAGGTAGTGGTTGGTCCACACCATCTATATTATTGTACCATACGTGAATATTTTCACTACTAATCGGTATAGTTTGATTTTTAATCGCCTCTATTTGTTGTTCTAGGGTATACCCTCTTTTGTATACATTTAGTATAACACTTATTGAATTTTCCATATTATATATCTGTTCTATTACCATCACCAATTTGGCCAATATTCACTAACATTCGTTCAATTGTTACAACGGTTTTAATTTTATTAAATATCTTATCGATAAACCTAAAATCACCACATTTCCACCCATCCCATTTAACACCCTCTAAATATTTAGAATGAAAAATAATGCATGGTGAACCAATATTACCCAATCTAGGTCTTTGATTAAGGGTTCCGTTTGCTGGTATTGGTTTATTATTCGGGAATCTCATCTGAAATATTGCCATTGAATCTTCATTTGGTAATTTTTCCATGATAGTTTCTATAACCTTAATATTGGCTAGTCTATCATCATCATCTAATATCATAACCCAACCTTCTTTAACCTCTAACATTAACTGATTAAAATATAAATTATGTGGTGAGTATTTGCCAGTATTTGGGTTAATAGACGTATCCTCTTTTATTATCTGCTCTCTATCAACCATTATATAATCTACATCACTATATAGTTTTACATACTTCTCAGTTGTATCGTTATCAACACAAACTACATGTCTTATGTTTTTGTATGTTTGACTTCTAACACTAATTTTATTTAATTCAAATGCATTTGGTCTGTTAGATGTTCTGGTTAATATATTAACTAGTGGTTTGTTCATTGTATGTTTTTATGAATAATTCTTTATAATTGTTTATAGTCTTTTCCATTTCAATAAACTCTACTGATGATATATCTACGAATTTACATTCTGGATACATACTTTTATATGAATTTAATAAATCTGAATTTTCAGTAAATATAACATCATACTCAGCTTGATTTACTTTATATAATTTATTTGGTTCCGACAAAACCCCCCCATTTTTTGTTTGTATTGCAAACTTACCATCACCAATTTTAAAGCTTGGTGGTTCTTGTAGTTTGAATGTTTTAATTTTAGCTCTTATACTAGCCATTAAATTTTTTTTGTTGAAATCACTAACAATACCAACACTAACATCTAATTCGGATAATTTAGTCGCTAATTCTATAATTGATTCTAAAGAATTATCACCCTTACTAATATGAGGAATTAACACGTTAATTTTTCTAGAACCCGTGAATTTATCAACCACCCTAAGTGGTAGTATATCTTTAAACTTATCAGCGAATATTACTCTATTAACTTCCCATTCATCATTAGTTTCACCAATAGATAAATGATTAATTCTAATCTTAGTGGTTACAGCGACACCACAACCATCTAAATAGTTTCTAAATGAGAAATCCACATCATAGAAATGAAACCCTTCAACAGATTCGTCAAAATTAACTTTTAATCTTTTTTTACTAACTGAGAACCAAACACCATCTACATTTAAAACATCCTCAAGGTTGTTGCCTTGGTCTGGACTGTAGGAAGACAACCATGACTTACCTCCGTGTGTGTGTCTAACACGACCATACATATTTTTTCTATCATCCCACCATCTACCAGTTTTGTTCATAAATTTAGAACCAGCAACACCAATAATGCCAATATGTTCATTTTCTTTAAATTGTTTTATTAATTTATTACCCCATTGTTTGGTCTCAATAGTAATGTCATCATGACAAAACACTACGATATCGTTTTTAGCTTGTTTTAATCCACGATTGTAACACTTTGTTAGTGATTCACCATTATTAATGATTTCTATCACCTCAGCGTGTTTATGTAAGCCAGAAGTCTTAATAAGGTGTTCCTTATGTTCTGGTTTAGATTCTCTTGTACAGTATACTATTGTAATCATATTTAAAACTATTTAATCCCAGTACTGCCAAACCCACCAGCACCTCTTTCTGTATCTTTTTCTATTTTAGATACCTTATTTAATTTGATAATATTCTTAGCTGTAACGGTTGCGATAACAGCTTGTGCTATCCTGTCTCCCTTAGCAATATCAAATGTTTCATTACCGTGATTTATTAATATAACTTTAATCTCACCTGTGTAGTCAGAATCAATTGTTCCTGGTGAATTTAATACTGTAACACCCTTCTTGGCGGCCAAGCCACTTCTAGGTCTAACTTGTATTTCAAAGTTCTCTGGAAGGTCAAAAAACAATCCAGTTGGGACTACTTTGAATTCATTAGGTTTAATGCTACCATGTTCACTTGCTCTTAAGTCAAAACCAGCAGCTCCTGTTGTTTCCCAGTCTGGGTCTTGGTTGTTTGACTCATTAACAAATGATATGTTTAACTTTCCCATTGTTTCTATTTGGCTGGCCGATTCGTTACAATCTTCCATGAATTGTTCTTGAGTATAATCATCATTTGGGTCCATCACTCTAGCTAATAAAGCTTGGGCTTCTTCCATTCCAAAATATCCTTGCATTATACTTTATTTTTTCCTTCTAAAGTTGCTAATTCATTTGCTTGTCTAAGGATAACCCCTAAAGTAGTAGAATACCACTTAGCTTGTTTGTCGGAATTATCTTTGTCGTAGTTAACAATAGCTTGATATTCTTCCTCTGATAATGTAATACCGTTATTTAAAGCATAGATAGCTGAACGCTCACCAACACTCATAGATACTAAATCATTGTTGAATTTATACATCATACCTCTATCTTGATGCCACTTGTCTTCTTCAATATAAAGTTTAGCTTTTCCAATTTGATGTAATAGTGAAACCTTAATCAAAGATTTTTGGTCAACCCTTAATGCTTCTGGTAATACATTGTTAATAGAAACAGCATATTTAGTTGTAGTTAATAAGTGTGAAATAAGACCACCCTTAAACGCATTATGTAGGTCTGACCTAGTTGATGCTGGTGCTTTAATAAAATCTTGTCCTAAGAAATCTAATAGAGTATCAGTCATAAACCCGTGTGTTTCTGCGGTTTTAAAGTATTTCTCAGTGTTCTTTAAAATTTTCTCTTCTTTAATCATTTGTTTTTCCCTTTTATATTTATTAGTTTATATTTAAGTTAATAAACAAATATACGTTATAATTTATTATGATGCAACCTCTTCTGATTTTTTATTCTCTTTAGAAGATTCTAATACCTTAAGATATAACTCACGTCTATTTTTGGTCACAGCTTCAATACTGTAAGTATCCTTAACAGTGTTATATAAATTAGTTTGAAGAATTTCAATTTGCTCTGGATTAGTGATTAATTTTTTAATATGTTGGTACCATTGTTTATGGTTTTTACTAGACTCTACCATGTAGGCATTAGCTGTCTCATCAAATTTAGGTGTATCTTTCTTGTGTGCTGGTTTAACATAAGCATTCGTAAGGTCTATTTGGTATGGACCAAAGTTTTGTGCTACGATAGCTTTCTTGTGGAACCCAGATTCTATTACTTTTAATTGGCTCTTAACCTTATTGAAAAGATTATCTTCGATTGGTGCTAATGAAATATCAAATAAATTGTAATTAGATGCATATGTTGAGATTGGTTTAGTCCAAACTCTTCTATATGGTTCGTTTTCAATACCATCAAACTCACCTTTCTTAAATGTAAGAAGGAAATCCTTATATTCTTTAGATATTGATTCATAGTTAGATGTAAAGATTTGTTCGTATTTATACCAAACACTTTCTTTTGGTTTAATAGGTCTTTGAGTTTGTTTACCATTTTCATCAATCATTGTGACAGTACCTCTAAGGTCATACCCACATAACACGAATTGAACCTTATCTAATAAACCATCACTCTTTAATTTACCAACAAGTCCATTTAATAACTCAAGGTCTTTCAAGTGGGATGAACCACCTAGCCAACCAATTCTAATTCTGCCAGAAGTTTCTAATTTTGGTGTGAATTGCTTTTCAGTTGGGTCAATAGCATTAGGTAAAACATATATGTTCTCACTATTAGTAACTCTTTTTAATTCAGTAGCAAAAATTGGTGTTGTTGTAATGATATTCTCAGCACTTCTTAAATTACCTAAAATCTTTTTATCTATTTGGTTATTCTTAATTATATGGTATGCTGGGTGATGTGGACCTGGGGCCCAGTGGTCATCAATATCCATAAATGTAACGATTCCTAACTTATTACATCTATCAATTAACGCTGCATGTTTTTCATAAGGACCGAAAGTTCTATGGTAGTGTATTATATCATATTGCTTAAGCCAAGCATCATTATCTATTTTTGGTTCATATTCTATATCAACATGAAACTCTTTAGGGTACATTGTTTCTAATGTAATATGCGGTTTCGTACTTCTAAAGTAAGAAACACCTGTTCTGTCACTTGGGACAACTAAAACTTTAATTTTACTCATATGGGTTTAATTTTTAAAACTTATTTACCCAATAATAGGAAACTATATACAATAGTAAATATTAGAAACAAAAAAAGGGGAAACAATTAAGTTGCCCCTTTAATATAAATTTGTTTATTTTAAACCTTTTTCTTTCTAACATTAATCTTACCTTCTTTGATAAGTGTTCCTATTGTTTTCTTGATTACATCTTCACTTAAATTTTGAGTAAATGTTTGTGTCATGAATTCTAATAACATATCTTGAACAATTGCTCTAAGTGCACTTTCTGATACCGTAAACGTCCCATTAGGGTTACCACCAATTGATTGTTGTTCATATTCTGGTTGTGGATTAGTTTTTGGTGTTGAAGGGAACTGTGTAGGTCGTTGTTGTCTTTGTGGTGGCTCTTGAACATCTTCTAAGTTGAATGTGTGGTTAACACCATTTCCTTGTGGTATTGGTGTTGCCATCATTGCTTCCTTGATTGCAGATGGCATGTTAGAGGTTTCCATATTTTTATATAACGGTTGATTAGCTTGAATTTGAGGTGCCACAGATGTCTGTGGTCTTGTAATACCTTCGGCCATCATTTGTTGTACACCGCCTTCGTTCAACGCTCTACCGTCAACGTTACCAGTTGTATAATCACCTGTTTCTACTTTGTTCATGATAGCTTTAGCTCCACCAAGGATTCCTTTAAGTCTACTCACGTCAATTGGTTGTGGCATTTCCATAATTAATAATTTTTTATTTCATCATTTTCGTCTTCGATTTCTTCCTCTTCATACCCTAAATCGGTATCTTCTGGTTCATCTAAAGCCGCTTTTATCTTTTCATCATCAAACCCAACTCCATCTTCTTCTTTGTTGTCAAAAGTAGGTTCATTATTTAATTCTTCTGCGTCTTCTACTTCTGGTTCAACAGGAGTTGGTTCAGCATTATCGTATCTATAAGTATTTGCTTTAGGGTCAATGTTCCTATTATCAACACTTATTTTGTCATTTACATCACCACCCTTGCTATCAAAGTTTACTACCTTAACCTCTCCAACCATAGAATCATCACCCATCATATTCGTTTTTTGACCAGCAATTTCAATAGGTTCCCAATATTTTAGGTTTGTTGGTTCCCAATGCGAAATCCTATCTAGTCTGAATAGTTTCCATCCAGATGGTGATTCTGGTTTTCTAAGACTGTCACCATATACTTGATATGCTCTAATTGCTTCACGACCACCGTTCTTCAGTCTACCATACGCATGTGTTACGATATTCCTCCAACCCTTACCTTCTCTAGTGGTATTACCAAATTTATCAGTAACATCATCACCATCATAATGTATCCTAATTCTTCTAATGAACTTCTTACCATTGTTGGCATATTCACCATCAATGGTATCGATAATCTGGTCGGTACTAACACCTTCCGTTATCAACCCTTCTAATATAACTTCTTCGTATAAATTGTAAAGCTTCATTAGTTTTTATTTTTATTGAAATACCACTTGACCTTGATTACCAGTAGTATCTGGTTTTTGGTACGTATTTAAATTGTTAAATTGGTTTGTAGCTACATTTTGTATTCTACCAGAACCAGCAGCTTGTGGACTACCGTTAACATCTAATGAACCACCTCCATTGTAGGTATCTAAGAATACACCAGTACCTTTACCAGCTACTGGTGTGTTTTCATCAGATAATGCCCTTGTGTGTGTTGCACTATATTCGTTACCAGCAGAATCATCGTTGTATGTGTTGATTGGTAATGTTGCGTTTCTTGCTGCAATTGCAGCTTGTTCTAATTTGTTACTCATATTTATATTTGTTTTTTATTGTTATTCATATACTCTATTAAATACTTGTTAGCTTGAATTTCTGATTCAACTGACTCGTATGTTGCTGAGTTATTCATTATTTCTCTAGAACCACCTTTAATCTTAGCTATTCTAACCCTAGTTGGGTCAGCATTTTCATCATCCTTACCCTTGAATTCTTTGAAGTGGTTAGAGTTAGTCCCATCAGCACCCATCTTAGTACCTGGTGCATCGGTATCCATTCCTATTTTCTTTTTAGTGTCCTCTGGTTTATGAATATTGTCAAATTCACCATCAATCCATTTGATTACCTTTTCATCATTACCATCCTTAACTTCTTTGTTTGATAATTCAGACTTAACCTTTTTCATATATTCGGTTGTTGTTGTATCATTACCACCAAAGTAGTTTTTGAAAGCTGGGTTCTTTATAGTGAAAACTTGTCGTTGTGTTGATAATCTAGGCATTTTATATTTTTTTTCTAATAATCGTCTTATAATCATAAGGGATTTGAGTTGTATCAACAGAACTAAGGAAATAGTTAAGTACAATACCTAATTCTTCACCATTCATATTAGTTGAATCCATCGAATCAATTAAATCTTTCAACTTACCAACAATAATCATTTGAGTATCACCTAAATCTTCAATGTCTGGAACATTGTTTCTGTTTACATCACTATTAGTGCCCTTCTTTACAATATCACCCCTATTCGATTTTTTAGCTATAATATCTTCAACCATCTTTCTCATTCTTTGCTCTGCTGTTAACTCTGATTCATCAATTGCTTCTGACTCACCAAGATTACTAGCTATAGGATTACCAGACCCTCTCCCAGTACCTTGACCATAACCATACGTTAATGACCACCACCAATTACGGGGTTGGATTGCATTAGCTGCATGTTTATTGGTTGTTAAGGCTAATCCTTTATCATCACCTGGCATATTAATAGGTCCTGTTTTAACATCAACACCCTTATTGTATTTCTCATCACCACCAATAACGCCACCATCATCATTGACGAATTCATCTATTGTTTTAGATTCAATTACTATGTTTTTGAACTCTTTCTTTTTAAATGTTGCCATAATTATACTTTTTATATAAATATAAGGAAGTATGGGAATATTTATAATAAAACGTATAACTATGAACTTTAGAACAAGATTAGATATCACAAACAGACAAGTGAAACAATATGAAAAAACAGGTGTAGTATTATCTGGTGCTTCTGTGTTTGGTTTACCTTATAGTGCTTTAACTGCTGGACCAAACCTAACAATGACAGCAGAAACATATAATGATTTATTATTGACAAGTACATATTCTGGTAATACTGGTGATACAGTGTATGCGTTTGCTGACCCTAGAATGTACATTGATGAGGGTGATTTAATACCGTTAACACCTAGTAATAGCGGAACAACACAATTTGCTGGTCCAACATGGCTTGGTTATAATATGTTCACTACTGTTGATGGTTATACTGGTTGGACAGCTTATTCTGCTGTGACTTATACAGTTAGTCCAGATAGTATGATAGATTTAGGTGGTGGTTCATATTCTGGTCAAGTTTCTCACGATTTTAGTGTTTATAGTGCAAGTAGTCTTGATTTTACTGGTAGTACAACTTGGGTTGATGTTTCTGGTATTACTAGAACTCATGATTTAGTTGTTAGTAATGGTGCAGTTACAGGTTATGTCTTAACTTGTGATGATTCAACTGGTAAGGCAACATGGCAACCTTCAAGTGGTGGGACAACTGGCGGTACTAATTTGTGGACTGCTGGTACTGGGAGTAATTCGGTTGTTCAAGCTGGTAGTGGTGGTATTGCTAGTGGTTTAACATCAATATCGCAAGGTATTAATACAATTGCTGGTGGTGATGGTTCACACGCTGAAGGTATACAAACAATAGCAAGTGGTGATTATTCTCATGCTGAAGGTGAATCGACAATCGCAAGTGGTAGAAGTGCACATGCTGAAGGTGCCACTACAGAGGCTTATGGTGATTATTCTCATGCTGAGGGACAAGCTAATCAAGCACTTGGTGACTATTCTCATGTTGAGGGTAGAGATAGTATAGCTTCTGGAAATGTCGCACATGCTGAGGGTCAAACTACGTTAGCCAGTGGTGATAATAGCCATTCTCAAAATAGATATACTGAAG